GTCGCATCGGCGGGAGAGAACTGCGGGACGCTATCAAGGCGGCCCCTGAACAGGTCGGGCCGCAGGCGTCGCGCTTCCAAGAGGCCCATGTTGAGCGACTGGTAGACCTTGGTGTCGGGCCAACGCTCGCCGTCGTCATCCTGCAGGATGCCACGGACTTGAGCGATTACATCACCGACCGTATCGAAAGCAGGCATCCCTCACCCCTGATCTGAAACGAGCGTGTGGTCGAGATTACCATGATGGTAACCCCGACCACAGCCCGGTCGTATCCGAGAGAGGTCAGCCCGGAAGGACGATGGCCTGCGCCAGTGCCTTGCCGTCGATCACCTTGTAGCCGTAGACCTGAAGGCCACGGAACAACTGACCGAAGGTCCGCTCGGAGCGCATCGTTTCGACGTTGGTCATCTGCGAGGCGAAGGTGAGCCCGTGCGCGTGACCGGCGTAGATCACCCACTCGGTGGCAGCGAGGCCCGCAGCCGTGCCGTGCGGGAGCAGGTTGGACGAGTAGATCATGAAGCGATCCACCATGCCCAACTGGCCGTTCCGCAGCATCGACACGCTGTCGCCCGACAGGTACGCCTGCCGAAGCTCGGACTTCTTGATCTGCGTGGATGCCCACGTGGGCATGACCACCCAGCGGCCTTCCTCGGGGATGTTCTGCTCGTCGAGGCACTGCCCCAGCCGCAGCAGCATCTGCAGGATGGTGATCTGGTTGGCGACCGCCGGCGTGACCGCGTTGGGGATCAGGACCTGCGGCGTGCCGGTGATGCCGAGATTGAGCGACGCCGAGATCTTGCCCGCGGTGGCGCCTTGGTTCGACGCGTCGGCCTGACCCAAGAGCCCGAGCAGCACGTCGGTGTCGATCTTGATCTTCATCTGCTGGGCCGCATCGTCCGACCACACGCCCATCAGGTTGATGTCCGACTGCGTCTCCATGACGTCGTCGAGGATCGTCGCGAAGTACTTGCCCTTGTTGATGAGCAGATCGACGATGTTGGAGCTCGGCCGCTCGACGACGATCCCACCATCGGCGAGGTAGTCGTTGATGGTGATCGTCGGCTTGGTCCGGATGTGGACCGTGTCGCCTTGGTTCTTGATCTCGCCTTCGTAGGCGGTGTTCGAGATCGCGGCCAGCACTGTCGAGGCGTAGAACTTCTCGATCAGCTTGCCTGACCAGATCTCAGGGATGACGGTATGCGAGTAGCCCGGCGAAGGGCCAAACGAGCCAGTCGGGTAGATTGCCGGGTTGGTGGCGGCGCCGGCGAGAGGATAGACGGCCATGGATCAGCTCCTGCAGCGAGCCGATCCAGTCAGCTATCCGTTGCCTTGGATCGACGTCGCCGTGCGTGGGTTCACTTGGATGCGTCCTTCGCGCTGTGCCGCCATCAGGTCCTGCTCAGTCGCGACGCGTTCAGCATCCCGTCCACGGAATTTGCCGTTGGCCACGTCCAAGTAGAACTGGGAGATGCCAGCGGCAGTCCAGACGGGTTTGCCACCGGGGGGCGTCACGCCAGCCGGACGGGCTCTGCCGGGCGCGGCCAACGACTCGAGCGTCACGCGAGGGGCTGGAGGGGCGGTCGGCGAAGCAGGCTCACCGTTCTGGTAAGCGTGTCCGCCCGCGCCACCCATAGCCTGCTGGCGGGCCTGAGCCGCTGCCGGGTTAGTGGCAGCCTCCTCTGCAAGAAACGTTTGGAAGAAGGCGGCGACACGGTTGCTTTCGCCTGCGTACCACGCCCTCTGCAGCATCTCTTGCCGGTTAAGGCCAGAGAATATGTCGGGTTGCTTGGTCCACGCAATGAAATTCGGATCGGCATTGAGCTGGTTCCAGCCCGGCACCTGCTGATCGAGCGAGCCGGTCATGCGCTGGACGAACTGTTTGCCGGTCTCGCTCTCGGCGTTCTCGACCCTCGCCTTAACCGTGCCGATCTCCTCGGCGAGCGGCTTGAGCGTCGGTAAAACCGCCTCGACCGCGGCGCGGCGCACGACGTCGAGGAAGTCGGCACCGTAGTCCTGAACCTCCTGCGCCGTGACCAGCGTCGGCGCCGGCCCGGCACCGGGCAGCGGCGGCGCTTTCAGGCGCTGGTTCTCGGTCGACAGCGCACGCATCCGATCGTCGTACTGCTGCTGGCTCTCGCCCCATCGACGGCTGTCGGCGTCGTAGCGGCCCTTGAGGGCCTTGAAGCGGTTCTCCCAGTTGACCGTGCCGTCGGGATTGGTCTCGGGCAGTTCCGGCTCGACGTGGCCGTTGGGCTGCGCCTGACCGTTGGGCTGTGCCTGACCGTTGGCCGGGGGTTGCACCGTGGCGCCGTCGCCCGAGCCGTATACCGCGGCGTGTGCGGCGACAGCGGCCGCAGCGGCTGCAGCGACAGCCGGAGGGACCACCACCTTGGGATCCACGCCGTCGGCCGGTACTTGCGTGTTAACCAGAGGTTCTGGCATTTGAGTCTCTCCTGATGAATTTGTCCTTGAGCTCGTAGCACTCGACGATGTGCTTGCGGAGTTCTTGGATAGTTTTCGTTTTACCCTGCGCCCGGAACAGATCGTTGCCGTCAGCGCCAATCATCTCGACGATAGACTGCCCCTCGTACGATCGCAGCGTATCACAAAAACTTTTGAACGCCTCTGGTGCGGTCGCTTTCAATGAGGCAGCAGCCATGACCAGATCGGTGAGCGGCGAGACTGCCATTACATCTCCGACTCGTCGGTCGGCGTACCGGCCGCCGGATCGGTAGCGTTCAGCCCCATCTGCATGATGTCGGCGTAGCTGCCCGGCGCGCTCGAACCCGTGGGCGTCAGCTTGGCGTAGTTGTTGAACGACCGCTCGACCGGGTCGCCCTTAGTCAGCACGTTCAGCGCGTGGCGCGACGGCAGCGTCTGCAGTCCGCCGCCCTTGCCCTTGTGGGTGATCAGGCGGCCGCTGCCGGGGTTGATCCGCTTGGGGCCGAACTTGTGGATGGTGGGCGTCTTCATGGCGTGCCGCTCCTAGGGGTACTTGGGCAGCGGCGGCGGAAACTTGCCCTTGCCCAACGTAGTTGTCCCCTTGCGGGTTTTCGGAACACCTTGAGAAAAATCAAGGTGAGCCACTCCAGATTTTGGAGTTACTGGTTTGGCGGGCGTGAAAAACTTCGAGTGGGAGCCGTACCCGAAGATGTTCTTCGTGTCCGGCGTCCCCGGTTTGGGCGTCGCCTTCGAAAAATGCGGTATGCCGGGCAGAAGGCTCTTGGCCACGACTAACCTCCGGAGTTACGGCGCCGAGCAGCCACCCTTGGCCGGCGTGCTGCCGCGGTTGCCGAACATGGCCGTGGTTCCGCCTTCGGCCCACTTGCCGTCGCCGCCCGACTTTTTCTGCGCTGAGCAACCAGCCGTCTGGGTGCCGGCATAGTCCTTGTTGGTCGAGCCGCTCGAGAAGCCCATCACGCTCGACGGACCACCCGTAACCACCGCGCCGGGATCCTTGCCGCCGCCCGAGCCCTCCTGCGAGCTCTTGCCCGGCTGTTGCGGACCCGTACCGGTGTTCGAGTGCATCGGGTGATTGCCACCACGGACTGGCTGCATGATCGTCTCCCTTGATGAAAAATCCTACTTCGGGCGCTGCTTGAACAACGCCGCCCGAGGCGCCTGAGCCTTTGTACTCTCGCCGGCGGGCCGCTGCATCTGCGACGGAGCGCCCTCCTGAGCCCCTCCGGGGCCTCCTCCAGCGCCTTCTCCACCGCCCGGGGGAGCACCGCCCTCTGGCGGGGTTTGCTGGTGCCCTGCGGCGCCCGCCGCCATGGCGAGCTGCTTGGCCTGCTCCTGCTGCTGCTCGATCTCGTCCTTGGTCGGCACGATCTCCTCGCCCGGCATGCCGATCGTCGTCGACACCGAGCGGAGGATCGCCGCGCGGCCCTTGGGGCCCATGATCTGCATGTCCATCGGGTTGGCCGTGACCTGCAGGAACTCGAGCTGACGCTGGCGCATGGTCTCCTTCTGCATGGCGACCGACACGCCCTTGGGCGTGATGCTCTCGGTGCCCTGCAGCATGCCCGATTGATCGGTCAGCAGCACGAGATCGACGAGGTTGGTCAGTGCGAGGTTGATGATGTCGCGATCGACGTTGGCGCACACCGTCTGGAGAAGCTTGCTGGCGTTGCCCATCAGCATGGCAAGCCCGGAGGCAGTACGCCCAGCACCGCCCCCGGGCGAGTTGCCGGACAGATATTTCGGGATTGCCGAGACATCATCCGACAAGTCGTAGATCGCCTTGAACACCGTCAGTAATTCGTTGGCGTTGGACTGTGGCTGGAAGAACTCGACCGGCTTCTCGGCCGAGCTCGAGAGCAACGGGTTGGTCACGAACCAGCGTTTCCACGGGTAGAGGTCCTCGCCGGTCTCGAGCCCCGCGAGGCGATCTTGGTTGACCACCACTTGAGGTCCCGAGGCGATGCTCAAATTGTTGACCAGCGACCGCATGCTGGCGTTGCAGACCTCTTGGAGGTCGCTGATCAGGTCGGGGATGGCGTTGCCCACCGGCGTGCCGGGAACTTTTTCCCAGCTCGAAATATAGTACTTGTGCCGGCGCCGCGGCGACACGCCCAGCTGCACCTTGATCAGGTAGGGCCCGATCATCCACGCCTCGATGGCGTAGTCGCGCAACGGGTCGGGCACCTCGCTCTCGCTGAACCCGTACTCGCGCAGCATCTCGCCTTGAACATTTCCGGTGTATTGGAGACAGCTGATCATGCGGCTTTGATTGAACCAAGGGTCCTCGCGGTTCTCGAGGATGGCGCGCGGCGCCTCGGTCATGTCCCAGTCGAGGGTCAAGCCCGCCCGGCCGTAGTTCTGCAGCACTGCCCGGATGTTGTCGACGTTGTAGCCGGGAACATCGAGCATATCGTTGAGATCGGTGCGGGTCAGGCGCGTGCGCTCGACGATCGACGCGTCCTCGATATCGGCAACACCGGGCGTCCAGTAGATGTCAAATGGAGAGATCCTCTCCCACCAGAGCTTTGGCCGCCGACGCATGATCGGCCGACCAGTGCTCCAATCGACCTCGAACACCATGCGCACTGAAGGTCCCTTCAGCACCGCGTAGGGGAACAGGGGTATGTCGACCAGCACGTCGGCGAGCGCGCCGTAGAAGTTGCCCTCGGTGAGGATCTCGTCGATCTTTTCCTCGGCCAGCCGCGCCTTGTC